TTGACTGGTTCGTCCCCATTGGGGATTACCTTCAAGCACTTACTGCCACTCAGGGATTGGACTTCGTCTGGGGGTACTCCTCCTTCTACCAACTCGGTACGGCAACGGGAGAAATCCCCTTGCCTAATGGGGCGGTAGGGAAGAGACAGAGCGCCACTCGGAATTCGACGTTTTATAACCGTGTTGGTTATCGGGATTTCCCGACGCCGGTTCCTTATGGTGTTCCTAACCCCTTCACAACCGGGCATGTGTTGAGCGCATTAGCGCTCATACGGCAGCTCTTTTAAACCAGTCTGCCCAATAATGGGCCTACAAGGAGTTCGGCTATGCCGCAGCTTGCCAACGTCGTCATCAATGACGGCGCTTCGACCCCTGTCGCTCACACCTACACCCCGATGGATATCGTGGGTAATGTGGCGCGTCTTGTCGAGTCCAACGGGGTACCCGTGGGGAACAATGTCCTCACCACCTCGCTGACGAAGACCGCAGCCGGCCGGTGGAAACCGGTCCTGAAGCTGCAGCTTCCCATCGTGCAAACCCAGACGATCAACGGTGTTTCGACACCGGTTGTCGTCCGTACCGCTTTTGCAAATGTCGAAATGTCCTTTGACGGGACCTCGACCGCGCAGGAGCGGAAGGACGCGATCGCACTCTTGACGAACGCGCTGCTGAACGCAGCCGTCATCAAGCCTGTGTTTGCTGATCTCCAGGCGATCTATTAACCGTTCGGCGGCCTATGGCCTGTCCGTGTGCTTGCTCACACTCGTTGCCCTTACGGGAATCGTGTGTGGTGCCTGCATTTGGTTAATTGATATCCTGTCCAGCCGCAATAATGCCGCTGGAGATTACATGATTGGAAAACCACATGTCATTCAGATCAACGAAGGCGCTCCAAAGGAACGCCAACGTACGATTGTCTCTCGACCTGACTCAGGAGATCAAGAGTTCATTGATGGATCTATCACCGACAATTAAGTCGGCCCATCTTATGAACCTTGTGTTCGATAAGTTTGTCTCATCGGACACCGCCCCGGCGCACACTCGTCGCTCACGAGCCATCGCAAAATGGCTCGCTAGCGAAGAGCTTAACGCTGTGACGAACGATCGTTTGGCTAACACCCATGAGGACTATCAAATTTTGCCTCATGTGCCATTCGAACGTTTCTTGACCTTCTGTCGCGCCCTTATCACACGTCTCCTTGGGGATGTGCCACCTGACGATATTGTCTGTGGTGGTTTCAGTGGGGGTGCGACAACGAGTAGGAAGCGTACTCAGAGCCATCCGGCTCGAAAGTACCTCGGGAGAGCAGACATCACGCCGCGCGCTCTTGAGAGGTTTAGTTCTATGATGGAACAAACACCTCTTTGGGAGCGCTACCGGGAAGAGACCCAATCGGATCTCAACTTGGTAGAGTCTAACGTGATGTTCACCGTGCCTAAATCCGCTGAGATTGATCGGCCTTGTTGCAAGGAACCGGATCTCAATATGTACATGCAGAAAGGCGTTGGCCGGTTTATCCGGTCGCGCCTTCGTCGTCATGGGATTAATCTTAACGATCAATCCCGCAACCGTAATCTCGCCCGGCTAGGGAGCATTGATGGCTCCCTGGCTACGCTTGATTTGTCGAGCGCTAGCGATAGCGTTACGACCGAATTGGTGTATCAGCTTCTGCCGATTCATTGGTTCGTGTTGCTTGACGACCTGCGCTCGCCGTCGACTCTCATCGACGGTGAGGTACATCGGAACGAGATGTTCTCTAGTATGGGGAACGGGTTCACTTTTGAACTCGAGTCCCTTCTGTTTTACGTGCTCGCACGTGCTACAGCATACTTCGAGGGCGTCTCTGGCGTCGTGTCGGTGTACGGAGACGATATTATCGTACCGTCC